TCGGCTATCTGGTTACTGACCATCCCGACTAACTTGGTAACCCCTCCGATAATTGAACCAACCGCATCCTCGGTTTCCATCGTGCCGTCAAAAAGCCCGGCCTCATTAAGTTCTCCAAGGCTTTGAGCAAGTGAAGCTACCCCTTCGAGTAGCTCAGCCAATTCCCTATTACTTTCCGCAAAGGCATCTGAAAGCATCATTGCGCTATCAGCAAGCGCATAATACCCTTGCTTCAGCAGTTCATTTGCTGCCAATGCCCGAGCTTGGTCAGCCGCTTGCTGCCTCCGGGCGTCCTCTGCCTGCTTTTGTGCAGTAGCACTCATAGGAATTAACCTCTGAGCCATATTGACCGGGCTGGTACTCTCAGAAACCTTGAATGTACCCTCCTTGATTAACTCCTTGACTTCCCGGATATAATCCCGGAGAGTATTGATATCGTCAATTATTTGCTGCTTTAATCCCTCGTCACGGGTTACTGCCGCCCGTGCGTATAACTCCTGAATATCCTGCTCAGCCTTCCGTATGGCCGCATACCCGCCGAGGATATCCGCCGGGTCAGATTGTGTCTTGATTTGTTTGTCCCGGATAAAATTACTCAGCTCATTGTAATACTCCTTCTGAAGCTTAAGTTTAGTCTGCTCATATTTCACGGCTGCGGCCTGTTTGACCTTCTCGCTCCATTCGAAGTTTTTAATGTCTTCTTGATACTGCCGCTTAGCATTCGCCATCCCCACAGCCAGAGTTGCCTCAGCTTGCTCCGCCCCTATCTGAGACATCTCAACCTTAAGCCGGTCAACATCAGCCCACAATTTCGCAGTAGCGTCATTCGCATCCTCGAGTTCTTTGTGCCAACTTTCAATAGCTTGCGCCCGGCCTTGCGTATATTGGGATTCATAACGGCGGGTTTTGGCGTAATACTGGGTTGCCTCGTCATTCATTTTCTTCCAGACGTCGGCAATAGCCTTGGCTTCCTTCTTACTCATTTTCCCAAGGTCATCGACAAACTTCCCGGCAGCCATACTCTTTTCGCCCATAGCCCATATTTCCTCACGCATCTGCTGAAGAATCTGTGGGTTATACTCAGCAGCGCCAGAAGCCACAAACTCGGCCATCTTTTTGCGCTTTTCATTATATTCCTCCCCAAGCTCAATTATTTCCTTAAAGCTCGAGTATTCGGAAATAAATGACTTAACCTGAGCCTCCGATAGCTTATTGGTTGCGGCAGTTTTCTTAACCAGAGCAGCAAGTTCATCCTTGGTTATGTCTGACTTTTTTGTATAGATTTGCTTTTCGAGGTCGAGTATTTGCTTAAGGGCTTGCATTCGCTCCGGGAAGTTCTCCCGAGTTTTATTGAACGTAAGCTCCCTGAGCCTGCCGATTTCGAGGTTTGCCTCACTCTCCTTAATTCCCATCTCATTTCGACGCCGCTCAATATCCTCCATTGCATCCATATACTCGTGAGCTGCGTCAATGGCCTCCCTCATCCCGGCGAAGAAATTACTCCAATCTCCGGAAGCCAGAGTTTTAAAGAAATACTCAGTAGCGGTTTTCGCCTCGGTAATTATAGTCTCGAAAACGTGCGCCGTTTCCTGAGTTGACATAATCACTTCTTTCGCTATCTTCCCGGCTGCGGCCACCGATACAAGTCCTAAAGCCCAACCCTTGAGCTTCCCTATCAAACCGCCAATCAAGCTGTCCTGCTTTTTCACTTCAGTAGCCTGCGTGTTCTGAAGTTGCTTCAGTTCTGCCTGTGCCTCCTTCAAGTGCCGAACCATCTGAGCCAGTTCTTGCCCCATAGCGGCCTTGGCAGTACCGGGAGCAAGCATCTCGTCATAGGCTTTCTTAAGCTTTTTTACCTCAGCTTCAAGTTCGGCCACCGATTGTTTCTGGTCTGCAATAGCCTGTTTGAGTTCAGCCTTGGTGTAAGTGCGCTGAGCCGACTCCCCAACTTTGTCGTTACTTTCAATAACTTTCTGGTTGGTTTCGACTATTTTCTGTAAGGAAATTTCCAGCTCGTCAACCTTGGCCTTTTCCGTATTCAGGATTGCAGAAACGTCGCTCACTTGGGTTTGCGCCGTCATTTTCTCCTTTGCCGTTGCGGCGTTAGTGTACGCAAGCTGAAGCTCGGCAATGGTTTTCTGAAGGTCAGTTATGTAAGCTTTGTGCTTTTCAATCTGTCCGGATACGTCCTCAAAGGCCTTTTTGCCCTTATCGGTCATGTTTTCGTATCCCTTGACATTGGTATCAATGGACTTACCTATCTCTCCGACGGCCTGCGCTCCCTTCTGGCCGAATTGAGTCATCGAGGCTTCGCCTTCTTTGAGCTTGCTTTGATAATCATTCAAAAGTGCAACCTCCTCCTTAAGCGCTTGCTTCATTGCCGAAAGCTCCCCGCCCATATCGGACTTCTTAAGTGACGGTGCTGACATCTTATCATACTCCGCCTGAAGCTTGGCTATTTCATTTTTCAGATTGTCAACAACCTGCTTCTGCTCGTTGGCCATCTGCTGAAGCGACACGTTGACCTTTGAAAATCCGGTTGTGACCCTCTTCCCGGTATCATCCCCGGCGACGGCTACATTTGCAAGTGCGGCCTCGGCTTCCTTTGCGGCAGCTTTCATTTGGTCAAGAATGCGCTTTTGCTCCGCCAGTTCGGTTTTTGCTTGTGCCACCCTTTCGCCCAAAGCCTTATTCGCCTCCGGGCTGACCTCTTTCTTTTGTTCTTCCTGCAGGCTTTTAAGCTCAGCCCGTAATTCCTTAACCTTCTGTTTTTGTTCGGCTATTGCGTCAACCGCCGTTCCTGTTGACTTCGCTCCCTCACTCCCGGCTTCCCGGAGAGCCTGAGCAGCCGCTTGAGCCGTATGCCGTAATTCTCCCAGAGAACGTGCGCCCGAGGTTCCTATCTGAGACATAGCATCCGCCGCACGTTTCCCGCCAGACTCGAGGTCGGCCAATACTACCTTCTGCTCAATCAAATCCTGCCTGAGCGCCTGTAGTTCTTTCCCGGCGGTAGTTTTCGCCCGGCCTTCACTCATCTTAGCAAAAGCCTGTTCTGATTTGGCTATTTCCTGTTCGAGCGTTGCGAGCAGTTGCTTTTGATTGGCTATATATTGCTTGATATTTTCGCCGCTTTTCTCAAAAGCCTTATCAATAGCTTGTCCGGCCTTTTCTCCGGACTTCCCAAGGTTGTCGAGGGTATCCTCGGCCTTTTTTGACTGCGCCTCAAACTTGGTGGTGTCGAAGCCTAAAACAAATCCTATGAAGCTCATTTCATTCCGATTCTATTGTCCAAAAAGCTCATATCATTAACCTTGGGACGGTCTTTCGCCTTCATGTCATAATACGGAAAATCAATCAATTCGAGATTAAGCGCTATCCACGACTTCTCCATTAACTCATTTTCCGTCAGGTTGAGCTTGCTGCGGATTAATGCGAGTCTTCCGAAAATAGTATCTCCACCTACCGTTCGTCCGGTTCCATCTTCTTCAGTTTGTTCACTCCTCGGGCTGATATCATAATAAAAAAAAAGCTTGAGGGGTCGGACTGTTGAATAACCGTCGCCCATAAGGTCTTGAGATGCTTAAGCGGAAGTCCCCGGATAGCCTCGGCGACTATTCTTATGAAAGGTGTGTTGGTTGCGAAGGCTATCGCCCGACTTATTTGCTTCAGGTATGCGGCATTCCTGCACATTTCCTGAAACGCATCGCCGCTTGGGTCTATCTCCGGTATCTCAGCGACCTCCCTGCTTATGCGAATAAGCGTTTTAGTCGAAACCGGCTTGATTGATAGCCTAAAGCGCAACCAACCCCACCTTAATTTGAACTGCTCTCCATCTCCTGCCTCGCCAAGGATAATATTTGCAGCATCAACCTCTTTCATTCAGGTATCCGCCACTATACTCCGGAAGCTGCAATCATGTAGCTCCCTGCGAGGTCCTGAGTCAGCATCGGGGTCACCTTCAGTTCCCATGCGAACATCTTGTCACGCCCGCCGCCGCCCGTCATACGGGCAACGCATGAACCGTTGTAAATGTCCATGACATGACCCGAATCGAACACGACACGGAAAGCCTTGTCAATGGTAGTGTAATCGGTTGAAGGGGTGAATGATGCTCCGGCGACTCCCACGCCACCCTTGAAGGCTGCGTATTTTTCGAAGTCGAAATCATAGAACTGAGCGGTAAGGGTGAAGTCACCCTCCTCGGATTTAATAACCCTCACGGGTTCCTTCTTCTGGTCAACCCAGAATTTTGTCAGTGTTCCCTCGGTCTCCTCGACGGTTATAGTTCCCTTGACCGTATCGGGAAGTGGGGAGAGACTCTCCGGGAGTGTATTTGACCCGGTAGGAGTCCCATAGAACATCTGCTTGACTGCATAAATATATTCTGCCATTGTCTTCAGTAGTTAATTTGTTTCACACTAAAACGAATGTTTGAGAAGTGTTCGCTCAAGGCCGTTTCCGGGAAAATTTCCTGACTCTCAAAGTCCATCAAAAATCCGGAGGTTGTGACCTTTTGCAGTATATCCAAGATAGCGGTTGTTCCGGCCTCTAATTTGGCCAAATCGGGAATTCCCAACCCCATGTCTTTGACGTGATAGTTTACATTCACGATGCACTTTTGCATCACATCAGCATTTATGGGGAGCGAGTTTATGACTATGTAAGCCGGGTCAGCAGCCTTTGTGGGCTTTCTGAGTAAATATTTCGGCTCGGTCAGCGAACCTAAAAGCATCCTGACGGTTCCGATTATCTGCTCTGTGGAGTGAAAATCAGCCATTTAGAAATACCTTTAAATCCTCATTAAATTCCTCGATTGATTTCTGGGCTGCAATGGTCTGAATAGAGATTACATTATAGCCCTTGGCCTCCACATAAGAGGCGTAATTCATCCCGGCAATACCACCAAGGAAAATTCCCTGCTTCGGCATTTCTGCTTCAAGGTTGCGCTTGTTTTCATCGTCACTATTGGTATCCGATTGGTCATAACAATTCCCATCCTCATACAGATAGTACCCGATTGAATTGCGAAGGTTGCCCGTCCGGTCAGCATAAAAGCCCTGTCCATGAGCAGTCTCAGGGTCGCCGGGTTGTAGCCGACAATCCCTGACAAAAGCTTCCCCGGTGTACTCTAAGGCGAGCTTGATGCGCTCCTTAACTTCCGAGATTGCCCTGTTCATTTCTCCGACGAATCCGCCGAAATTATTGCTCATAGCCATAACCTTGAATTTAACTGGCCGTTTATTGCATCCTTCACTCTGCCCCTTGCAGTCAAAAGCCCCTTGGTTAATGTATATTCCGAGTCTATCGGGATAACCGTATCCATCTTGGGCAAGTAAACCGTGTAGTCGTAGCTGATTTGATTGCCGTCTGCTCCCGTTATCAACTTCCCCTCAGTATTCTTCTCAGCCCTGCATCGCAGGGTATGAGTTGTGGTCGTACCATCGGTAAACTCCCCGGTGGTTACGTCCTGTACTGGCTCAGTCTTAACGAGGACAACAATCGTATCTGGATACTGCTCTACCATCTCTGGACAAACTTTGCGACGGGTTTTGGGGTCGGTATGGTTTTGCCATACTTATCGTATATCTTATTGGCAATATCCGCTAATGCATCCTTACCGCCAAGCTGAATTGAATAACCACCCTCCTGAACGGAAGATGGGCTTGTCAGTAAAACTAAAATGCAATCGGCGTATGCCAACTCGAAAGCCGAGTCTTCACCCGTGAAGATATCCGTTGACGTCAGTCCTCTTTTGGTTAAAGCTAACTCAAAAGAAGCGTCCGCCAGCGGATATCCAACTTTAGCCTTTAAGGCGTCAAGGTTTGTCATCACGGGTTACTTTAAGCCCATGTACTGGTGCTACCTGTGTACAGGTTGAAGCACTTGTCAATAGTCGGCCATGAAGGGAAGCAGTTGCTCTCGGCTTTCGTCAGGACGGAAACCGGGTTGAATGCCCTCTGCATGGATACCATTACGTTCTGCCGCTTGGCCTGAATTACCCCATCGGGCTTTTCTATTTCCTCAGCAATCGGACCGTTGTAAAGCTGTCCGAGGTTGGTTGTGGGAACGAAAAGAACATGGGTGTCGCTCCATGGATTGGCAAGCGTGATGTTCCCGCCCTTGTCTTCGATACCGATTGAGGTCTCGATAAGGGAAATAACCGGAAGGTCGAGAGCCTTGAATATCATATTCACGGTTTCAAGCCCGGTGTATCCGAGGACTAAGCTCTGCCCCGCAATAAGCGACTTGGCCGAGTTTTGAAACTCGGTACTGCCAATGATAAGGTCAAGTGCGTCGGGGTGCATCAGCATTCTTTCGAACTTGATACCCTTCGCCCTTGCGGCCTTGAGCACTGCCTTAATGTCGGCAATGGGAGTCATTGTATCTTTGTTGCCTACCGACCAGACTGCCCCGGTTGCCACCTTTTTGTTGGCGGTCGGCATTCCGAAGTCAATGACAGACTCGTTGACAATACCCTGTGGGTTGTTGGTAACCGAAAGCTGAAGCTTGGTAAGGGAAAGCATGGTCAGAACCATCCACTCGATACGACCCATAACGGAGTCGAACACGAAGTCAACGTCATTGAAGTAATCCTCAATGACCGCATCCCGACCCCGGAGGGCTTTGGTGATAGCGTGTTCGAGGATTTCCTTCTCAGTCTTTCTCCGGGCGATTGCCGTTTTCGGGATGTCGAAGTATTTGGTCTGCATTGATTTCCGGCTCACTTCAGGAGCTTTCGCATCGTATGATATGATATAAGCGGCCAGTCTTGAGCCAGCTTCGCCAATGAGAGTTTTTCCGTCGAGAGAGTTGACAGGCTTGATTGGAAACATATCCTGCCAGTAGAGCTTCTCGTACTGCCTTGCGTTGAGGTATGAAACTAATCCGGCTTCAGTTACCCCTTCAATTATCGGTGTCTTCATGTCAGATTAGTTAAAATACGTTAACCAAGGTTTTGCTTGAAGCGGTCTGTGATGCCCCGCCCCGGAGAGCAATTTTGTACACATCCGGCATGGGATAAGTCAGGCTGTCTTCTCTGGCCGTTCCCATTGTCACAACAGGTACGTCAGCGTTGCCGTCGTATATCCATTCCGGAGATTTGATGACTCCGTTAGGAGTGTATTTCAGCGTAGCATTAGTTCCGGAGGCTGCGCCTTCGAAATACTTTGTGCCAGCCGTAACCGTGATATCGGTATTAACCGTTGCAACGTCGTAAGCGCTTTCGCTTTCGTCAATTGCAGTTATTACCGCCCCGGTAGTTCCGTCATTTAGGATGTCGCCCACCTTGAAGTGATGCTCCTTCCCAAGACGAGGTGTGGTTGACCCACCGCCGTCGATAGCCAAGGCTGACTTGCAGACCTCAGCAATACGAGTGGCGGGGTCGAAATAAACAGGCGTTCCGCCGGGAATCCACCGCTTGTCAACATTGGCGTTAGCCTTTGTGTAGTCCAAGCGACTTACATTCAAACCGGCTCCGCCGGGGATTTCATCGAGGATGTTATCCCAGATTACTTTCCGCCCACCGAAGGTATTGGATGTAATTTGCATTTTACGTTTTTATTTAAGTTTACCCTTCTCGCCCGTCTCAGCGTTTCGCTTTTCGGCGAGTTTTTTGCCAATTTCCGCCCCGGCCTCGGTTGCCCCTTCAGGCTTTGGCGGAACTGCAATTACAACCCCCTGCTCGGCAGAAGCCTGTCTGGCAACGCCAAAGTCGGCTTCAATCTGAGTAACCAGTTGGTCAATTTTGTCCTCTGACTCGACCGTCAGATTACGGAGCAATGGATTTGAGAACCATTCGGGAATCCCCTTTTCCTTGAGGGAAGCCTTAACCTTCCCGGAAAGAACCTCGTGGGTTTTCGCCTGCTCAATAGCCGTCAACCTTTGCTTACTTTCCTGAAGTTCACGGTCAATTTTATCTGCGAATGATTTGAACCATGCAGGAACGTCCGGATTTCCACCGCCACCTCCATCGGGTTCAGTTTTATCCGGCTTGCCTTTAGGCTTCCCGTTTTCATCGAGGCCATGCTTGTCAATAAAGTTTTTAACGGCACTCTTAGTGGCCTCGGTTGCCCGGCGGTCACCTTCAACTTGAAGCATTTGGGCGGATAACTTGATTGCGTCAAGTACCGGCTGCGTAATGGTTGTTTCGATACTGGCCTCGTCTGTAATGGTCTTGCTGAAGTTTTCGGCAATCCCGACGAGGAAGCTCTCCTGAACTCCCGTCAGTTTTGACTTGAGGTGGGTTAAGATTTTTTCTTTCATTGCTTTTAAATGTTTCAAATGTATAAAATTAATTCAATACAATCATTACCCTAAATTTTCTTTCTGTCTCTCGAGATACCTTTCCCTTACAAACAGATAATCAACATAGGTTAGTATTTCATATCCGTACATTTTACGAATCTCCATCTGCTCGAATATTGTAAGAGTAGTAAACGGCGGGTTATCCATG